AAACCGCCGCCAGCGGCACCAACAACACCCGGAGCCATCGCGTAAGGATTGTATGGAACAAGTCCTCGCTTGGTCTTTTTGTAGTACTTACCCGGAGTTAAATACGAGTATTCACGCCCGTATCCATACATGGGGTTAAAGTCGCCAGCCATGTACACCAGATCGTCATCAGGGTTACTACCCGGTACTTTAACTTCGGGTGTAAAGGCATCCGCAAGGCCCATAAACGTGGCTTGTTTGGACAAACTTTGGGCAAAGGGAGACTGGAAGCCGCCGCCCAACTCCTGCATAAACGCACCACGGGCGTTGGGATTAGTAAAAAGACTTCTTCCGCCTTCTAGTATCCCCGGTAAACCACTTACAGAAGTCGGCTTACTTAAAGCCTCCGACATTATTAAGTCGCCAGCCTTGTCAAACTGCGCCCCACCCAAAGAAGGACGTGTAAAACTTCCCCCCATACCGGAGGCTACGTCAGGCGGACCCATTAAATCAGGCGGTACAGACGGGTTCATCACCGCACCTTCACCCGCACCAACACGAGTCTTGGCTGCATCTGTTGCTTCCGCCGCCTTAACTACCTCTTCAGCCGAGGGTGTAACGGGCGCTGCCGCCGCAGCTTGCAGCGACTGAGCAAGATTTGCCCCGCTATAGGCCCCCAAACCGGCCATCAAGCCCTTCTTCAAGTCGCCTTCAATAAGGCTCGTTGCTCCGCCCACAATCAGTGCGGTACCCAGCGCCTGACTACCAAACCCGATAGTTTTGGCAAACTCACCTAATCCCGGCACGCCCGGCAGGATGGCACCAATAATGGTGGGGAGCAGTTTCTTAAGGAACGAGGCTTCGTACAGACCCGTTTCCGGGTTAATCGTCAGGCTACCACCGTGGGCCAAGGCAAGTTTCTGTAGACCCTGAACCTCTTCGGGAGCCATGTGAACGAGCACAGAATCTCCGTTCCGGCCACGAGAGGACAGAAGGGAGGCAAGTCCTGCCTCGGGAGGATTCATGTATTTCGGGTCGTTGTTGTACATACTTCCCCCACGGGGTCAAGTTAGCCTAAATAGTATCATGTAGCCGGTTGGTAAATAGCCGCGCCATAGTTCGACACCCAGTTCACCGTCAAGATGATGGATGGGATAGCAGGGATATTGCCGCTTGCTGTTACGTAAGGAATAACTACGTTCGTATCTGAGGACTGCCAAGCCAACTGAAAGTAGTCGTTTGCTTGTAGAACCAATACAAAGTTCCACGCCGCCACGATCTCGTTGTTTGGGCCGTCGATCACAATCTTGGTCGCTGAGTCTGGCAGGTTTACCCCGTTGACCCTAGGCCATATATAAACGGCACTAGCACTACCGCCGGTCTTGTCCAATTGAGCCGAGAACTGGAAGTTGTAGACCCCGGTGTTAGTGACGTAGATCTTGGAAGTCGGATTACCACGTGTAACTTCATAATCAGAAACTACGGAGTTGTACGTAAAAAGATTAACGGCATCGGCTACAGGATTTGGCTGTGTCGTTGTATCAAAATACGAAGCATGGGCGGTAGGCGCGTTTATGTAATTAGTAAGCCGATTAAAAAATAATCGCAGTACGTTAGAAAATTGGTCTTGATACCGCGATTCATACTGAACCGGCGCAACAGGAAGATTCGGGGGTACGACACCACGTGGAGCAGCCATCAGCGTCTCCCGTCAGGACGAACGTCGATACGCATAACACCCATCTGCCACGCCACGCCTAGATCAGCCGAAGACACTTTGAATGCCATCTGACGACCGCGCACTCGCGTGTAGACCTGACCCGTGTACTGTTGGATCGGCACCGTCGAAGTGCGCGTTACAGTCGGGCTGTCTGCGCTCGTGTAGTTAGAACCTGAGTTCTGGCGGGGGCGTACCGTGAGGGTCACAGTCGGGCTTGTACCCGTAGACCCAGTGAAGTTGAGGTCAGGGATGATGCGCCAGACGTAACCAAAACTCTGCCCGTCTTGGATGTCAAAATCAGACGACTCTACGTATGCCTCAATTGGCAGAGCAGGGCTGACCGACTGATCATCGTTACCCACCTCGTGCAGCATGATCTGGTTAGCGACGTTATAGGTCACGTAAGCATAAAGATCATGCGATGCCGCCGTCGTGCCGTCATACCCACGAACACAACCCGTCAGGGTATTGCCGTCTTTGGCGGCGTAGAAAATCTTCTCCGAGTCCACCGTAATAGTTCCGGTCATCGGGAAGGTCGAAGTGTCGGTCAGAGCAATTGTTGTTACAGATGAGTTGATGTTTGTAGCGAGATACGCCTGCTGCACGTTGAACGTGGCAAAAGGGTACGTCCTTTGCGTGTGCTGTACCCAGAACGTACGGTTCAAATTGCCGTAGTACCAGATCCGTTCAAGGTAGTTATAAACGACATATCGATCATTGATGGTGCTGTTAGCAGAAGGATAGAACCACCAGATCTCGTTATAGCCTTCGTTAGCACCCGCCGTTACCTGACTTAACTGGTCATAGTTAATGTCGTTATAGACAAACTGACGAAGGGTGCAAGGCAGCGTCTCAACGCGCCCCGAATACATGAAGAACTTGTCGCGGCCCATCCAGTAGACCACGTTGTTCACGGTAAGCACTGAGTTCTGCGATGCGATAGTAGTGTCTTGATCCAGCAGCGTGAACGACCACACGAACGGAGGCCCGACGTACTGCATGGAGAAGAGGGCTGTGTCCGTCCAGATCAAAACTTCCTGACGGGTATTGTTGGCTGTGACAATGTACGAACCACTCGACAAACGCTGCTCGCCTGACTGATTAGTCACTGCAGGAACCCATTCGTACGGCGTACCTTGGTCAGACCAGCGCACGAGAAGTGGGTCAAACGTTGTAGCAAAACTAGTTGGATCGTATGGAGTAGAACCGCAAGATATAACGAAGTCACTGACCGGTGAATTGACGATCATGTTGACTTCATTTGGCACGTGCCGACCGGCGTAACTAAACGATATGGCCGAGAGCGTAGCCGAGGCGTTGGTAGCCTGCGAAATCGTGACCGAGTTGCTGAAGTCCCACGCAGCAGTGACATAGGTGCCGGTGACAATGCCACTACCAGACAGCACCGCGCCCGTATCCAACCCGGTCGTGTCGTCCAGAACAATAGTGGTAACACCCGAAGCAAACGCACCAAGCGTCAAGCCTTTATTGACTGTGTTGGCTTTTTCTTCAAGCGTAACTGCACGGGGCCACGTATTCGTGTCTATCGTCCAGAAGTAAATCTCGCCACCACGCTCAGCGAAGATCAAATCATCGCCGTAGTTGAACATCGACCAGAGGCGCATCTCTACACCAGCACCTGTGGAGGAACCCCAACCACCTGACCCCCATGGCGGGCCACCCCAGCCGACACCCGCGCTATACACCGCATTGCCTGCATCAATGTCGAACTTGGCGATGACAAGAGAGCCACCACCCGTTGTCGTGGAACTTGCCGTAGCAGAAGCATAGATGGTGAATGTATTGGCAGTTGGAACGGTCTGAATCTCGTACTCGCCGTTCAACGTGAGGCTAGCCACCGCCGTGGCCCCAGAGAGGTTGACATAGGTGCCAATAGAAGACAGGTGTGCTGTGGCTGTAACGGTGACGAGACGGCTACCCGATGTAGTCGAGAACGGGTTCTGCGAAAGGGTTAGCGAGTTACCAAGCGGGGTGATGTCATGGTAAGTGCCGCCTTGCTCAATATAGACCTTTTGACTTGTCCCCAGACCGACGAGGTTCTGACCAAGCGTGCTGATCCAATTCCACAACATACGGCAGACGCCCTTGAACGTGCTGCCATTGACATTGATGTTCTGCCAGCCACCTATCTTTTCAGCGTAGCCAGAACGGAATCGGATCTTGTCACCCGCGAAGAAGCCGCCCTCATTGGCATACGAAGTTGATTCACGGTTAACGCCGGGGCGCAGTTCAACTTTTTGAAGCGGCATTACGCAACTCCCGATAGATACAACGCCTGTTCGTCTTTGCGACGTTTGACCAATCCCGGCAGCACCCGACCTGCCGCCTTTGTCCATTTGAGAAACTCGTCTGCGGCCTCGTCAAAGTCGCCCCGGTTGGTCTTCATCCGCAGCCCAGAGCGTTGCAGATTTCCAAGGCCCACGTTGAAGGAAAAAGAGACGAGACTATCGAAGACTCCCTGACGATCAATAGCAGCAGGGCAAAGTCTAAGTACACCACGCTCAAACCGACCAAGATCTTGAGCCAGAATAGAATCAACCTCTCCCATAGAGAGGACGCGATCCCAGCCTGCGGGTATCGGTAGACTCTTGCGTTCCTCATATTTCACCGCCGTATGCGATGGGTCAAT